ATCCAAATCGCATATATTCCAAATAATTCCGCTGGTTTCAGCGCGTTTAACATGGTCGGAGACCGTTTTGGATACATCGGAGCGACTCATGACCGTCAAATTAACAACTTGACTGTTGAGACTGTGTTCGCAACAGGTATCTTAATGTTCCCTGAACGCGTAGACGGTGTTATCTCAATTAAAATCGGTGGACCAAATGCTGAAGCAGGCACAGAAGAAGCTGACGAAGTTCCAGGAGGTTAAATCATATGGTGAAATACGTCGCAACAAGAAAATTTAAAGGATTGAAAGAAGATCGCCTCTTTGAAGTCGGCGAAGAGTTCGAGATGACGATTAAACGCTCTGATGAAGTGTTAAGCAACATTCAGAAAGAGTATCCGGAGATTGATGAAGTGATGAAGCGGGTAGACGAAAAAGAGGACGAATAAAAATGGTTAAAACTGACGGATACATCACAGAATGCGAGGTTATGGAGTATGCAGGAGAACACGCCCCTTCTAAATTTAAATATTACTTAATGCAGGCGAGCGCCGAATTAGATTCGGTGACTCGCTTTCATTATCATCATCACGACTTAGGTGATGACTTTGTATCTGAACAGTTCAAAAAAGCATTGGTCGCTCAGATTGTGTTTTATGACAGTGTTGGTACAACGTCATCTGAAGAACTTAATCAACAACCAGATAGTGTAAGTATCGGTAGCACAACAGTTAGCTACAATCGCAATCAAGCAAGCGCTGAAAGTGTGCGACGTGAGAGTGCACTTAGTCAAGATGCATTGAATTTATTGCGAGGTACTGGACTGTTATACAGGGGGTTAGATGCTTATGGTTCCTAGAAAAATGCTGGTAGATTCATTCACATATGAGGAATTTAAAGGAAAAGGTCGTGACCACAATCCGCAGTATGCTGATCCTGTGACGATTGAGATGGCTCGCATTGACCGTCAGAAGACATACGGCGAGAATAGTCAAGAAGCAGCGATTAGATCGAATGCGACTATCTATACGTTCGCTCCTTTAACGACACCATTCTTAGACTTCAAAGAGCAATCGAGAGTGCGGTTTGATGGACGTGAACATGTGGTTGTGGAAGTCCGCAAGTTGAAGCACTGGTATATGGATGAGATCATGGCTTATGAACTGGATGTGATGTAATGAGTGTTAGTGTTGAACACAACTTAAATGACATCACGCGTAAATTCAGTGCTAGCCGACTGAAATCAGCCAACAAACGAGCAACAGGTCGGGCATTAGCTCGCATGCAACCATATGTGCCAATGGAAACTGGTGCATTGCGGGGACTCGGGGCAGTGGTGGATCACGAGACAATTAAATGGGCCGGTCTTCCATATGGGAAAGCTCAATTCTATGGAACAAACGGTATAGTGGTCTTCCGCAACTATACGACTCCGGGAACTGGCAAGCGCTGGGACTTGAAATTGAAAGCTAATCATATGACGGAAGTAACTGATGCTTATGTGAGGGGGTTAGACTTATAGACTTCGAAGAAAGAATTGCAGATTACATTGATAGTTTAGCAGTTGGTTTGCCATTAATGTACGACCGAAATTCTGAAGAGTCAAGTTTGAGTCTGTCTCGCTTACCGGGCGGACGAATTGTTCAGATGTACATGGACCAAACCATTGATAAAGAGTTAATCTTTGAAATCACGGCAAAAGTGAAACGGAATGAGCGTTTAACAGCTATAAATGCTCTAACAAAGATAACAGATGAGTTAAATGAATTAGACATATTACAAAGTGATGACGGGTCGTTCGATTTACTAGATATCGAAGTGAGTGACGAGTTACATTTTAGTGAAGCGACAACTGACGGATTTATCTATTTTAGATTGGACTTTAAAGCATTACTAACGATATATAAAGAGGAGAGATAGCTATGGCAAGAAGAAAAAATGCGTTACGTCAGCATTTGATTGCTGATTATAAACCGGATAACGAGAAACCTTCAAGTGGAGAGTTCTTAGAATTAGCACGTTGGATTACAACGATTACCGAGTCGTCTGATGAAACAGTGGAAGATTACGGAGATTATGCTGGTGACGGAACACCGAAAGAAGAAGTTGCAGCATTTAAAGAAAAATATGATGTTGAGGGAACATATGATCCAGAAGACCCAGCGCAAGCACTTATTGCGAGTAAAAAACGTAAATTAGGTGATGATCGTAAAGTATGGCACAAGATTGTCAGCGCAGATGGAACTAAAACAGTTGTCGGTGTAGCAACGTTAACAGCTATCGTTGCTGGTTCTGGAGATGCAACTGAATTTGAGGACTTCAGTTGCTCTATCGCTTTCGATGAAATTGCGAAAGAAGAAGGTGAAGGCGGAGTTCCGGGCGGTTAGGTAGCAGGGGAGCTTTGACTCCCCTTTTTTACATATTTTAAAAAAGGAGTGGCAATATGGCAAAAGTAATTAAAATTAGACAAAATTATATTCCAGTGCGATTTGAAGATGATAATGGTGAGCTGAAGCATGAGTTGCGGTTCTACAAAACGGATGATAATATCGAGCGTTTAACTAAAATCGGCCCGACGATTGAAAAGTTGCAAAAAGACATCCAAAAAAATGAAGAAAACGGGGATGTCACTTTGAAACAAGCGAAGAAGCTACTTAAAGAATCGATGAATGGAATCTTTGGTGAAGGTTCGTTTGAGAAACTATACAAGATTAATCCATCTGTTTTTATTATCGTTGAGTATTATATTTTAGCGATTGGGGCGGTAGTGGAAGAGTTGGACGAGATTGGCAACACAGCGGAGCTTGAGAAGTATCTGAACGGGTGATTAAATGCTAATCCATTATAAACTTGATGACGATATTGAAGTGGATGGCGAAATGTACACTGTGAATGCAGCGTTCGATGTCATCTTACGTTGCAATGACTTGATTCAAGATAGTAATGTCTCAGACCTCGTCAAGCCATCGATAGCTTTGGATATGCTCGTCGGTGAGAGATTTGAACATTATACTATCCAAGAACGAATAGAGCTCGTGACAGCCATTCTCGGCTTATATATAGAGTTTGAAGAAGATGTTCAGTTAGATCTTGCGGGAAATCCTATGCCGAAACAGCAAACAGAGTCCAAACGTTTGTTCTCTTTTATGCAAGATTCAGATAGTATTTATGCGGCATTCATGCAAGTGTATAACATTGATTTAATTGATGAGCAAGGTAAATTGCATTGGCGGAAGTTCAAAGCGTTGCTGAACAATCTACCGAGTGGAAATGCATTCAGCCGTATTATGGAAATACGAGGGTGGACTCCTGCTGATGATAAGAAAAAACGTAGCGTAGCAATGCGTGAACTGCAAGAAAAAATACGATTAAGAGAGGGGTGAGCAAATGGCAAGTGATGGTGTCGTAACGATCAAAGTAAAAGCGGATGATAGCGATGTGCAGAAACTCGTCAAGTCCATTGATACGTTAACCTCAAAGTTAAATGCTATGTCAGCTGATGTATTTAATAAAATAGCAACTGGAGCGAATAAAGCAACGAGTGCTGTTATGGATATTACAGACGGTATGACGAGTTTAACTGGAGAGTCACAAAAAGCCGATAGCGCAATGAGTCAAGCAAGTAGCTCGGCGGGTAATTTAGCGCGTGATGTGTCAGATATAAACGGCGAAGGCTTGTTTGATGTAAGTAAAGCGGCGGATATTGCAAGTGCTGATTTAGACGGAACGAGTTTCGCAGCAAATAACGTAGCAAAAGATGTCGCGGATATTGACGGTGAAGGCTTATTCGAAGTGTCGGAAGGCGCAATATTAGCTGGTTCTGACTTGGATTCAGCTAGTCAATCAGCAATGTATATGTCGAGTGGTATGGCGGATATTGATGGTTCTAGCTTAGATGATGTGTCTAATAGTGCGGATAACGCGGGCGATTCAATAGACAAAGCATCGCAATCAACGAATAAATTCAGTATTAGCTTATTAGATATTCTTAAAACAGCTGGAGCATTAACGATCATCCAAAAAGGCTTTGATATGATTGCCTCTAGTATGGATGGAGCAATTAGCCGATTTGATACAATGGAAACTTATCCGCGATCAATGAAAGCACTCGGCTATTCAACAGATGAAGTCGATAGAAGTATGAGACGTCTCGATAGTGGTATTCAAGGGTTGCCGACAAAGTTAGATGATGTTGTTAGTAACACGCAACGAGTCGCGAGTATTACCGGTGATTTAGATAAATCAACAGAGACCGTATTAGCGTTGAACAATGCATTCTTAGCGAGTAGTGCTTCGACTGCTGACGCTAAACGTGGAACTGAGCAATACATACAGATGTTAAGCTCCGGTCGTGTTGATATGCAATCGTGGAAGACTCTACAAGAAACTATGCCTTACGCACTGAAAGAAACCGCCGAAGCGTTTGGTTATACCGGAAGAGCTGCGCAGACAGAATTCTATCAGGCGTTGAGAGATGGCGAGATCACATTCGAACAATTTAACAGTAAGCTAATTGAATTATCTGAAGCACAAGGCGGCTTTGCAGAACTGGCACAAACAAACAGTCAAACATTGCGAACGTCATGGGAAAATGTCAAAACAGCGATTGTTCGTGGTGTGGCAAATGTGATTAAAGCGTTAGATGAGTTGAGTAAGTCCATCACCGGGAACTCAATTGCACAAAATCTATCAAATTTAAAAAGTGTAGTTGATATCGCATTTAGTGCAATGGTAACAGCGATTGAAGCTGTATCGCCAGTAGTTGAAGCGACGATATCGGTTCTTAAAGGGTTGCTAGCTGTTTTGAACTTCTTATCTCCTGTGATTGCAGGAGTAGTGGCTGGATTTGCAACATTGTTAATCATACAAAAAGTTAGTGCGGGATTTATTGTGCTAAAATCAGCAACATTCTTAGCTTCAATTACGATGAAACAGTTCGCGGCTGGAGTTGCATTATCTAATACGGCATTAGCGGGGGCAAGTACTGCTA